GAACGTGTTCGCGTTTCTCAGAATAATGCTAGGAATGAAACCACGGCCCAGAAGCTGTACAATCCCGAACCTCGTGTTCCTGGTAAAGCTGCACATGCTCAAGGCTTTAAGGAACATAGCATTATTGAATGTAAGACGGAGACCCATATTGGTTCTACCGTTTACGCGCAACGGGATCAAGTGAGAGTAGAACAGACGACTCAAGTTCTTCTCCATAACGCCGTTTGGATAGAGGCAGTGGATTCCAGTGGCCGATGCAGCCGTAGTAATGGCGTATTCCTAGTTGGTAGGACCCTCATTACTACTGCTCACACTATTATAACTACGCCACACGAAGATCCAATCATATCGATCGTGATACGAAATCCTTATTCGTCTGCTCCTGTTATCACTGTTCCCTTTGGTGATTGTGCTATTTCTCAAGCCATCCAGCTCGATGGTTCTCCTGTGGATCTGGCGTTAATATCCTTTCCACCTGTTGTACCAAGTCGACCTCGCATTTTATCAAAATTCCTAGACGCTGAGGCCATCAACAAGCTTAACGAAGGAACTCTTGTCTTCTCTGGTTTCTATGAAACGCGGGGAAAAACAGTGGTCATGGAAATGCACCCTGGCTCGTTCGAAGTTTCGACCAAGGCAACTAGTTATTTCCGTCATACACCTGGTACATGCCCTGTTGTAGAGAACAACTGCCCATGCGCCATAACTATTGGAAATCACGTCTCCTATGATTTGGAGACCCAAAATGGCATGTGTGGTGCACTTCTATCGGTATCTAACCGTTTGGTGCACACAAAACTGATTGGTTTTCATGTGGCAGGTGGCACAGGAGTAGAAGCTTTAGGTGTCCTCACCACACGACAATTTTTGGAATCAAATTTGCAAGCGCACATTACTAAATTCAACATACCGAAATCATACCTGTTGAACGGTAGATTGCCATATTCGCAATCATATGTGGATACAACTGTTCGTGCCTCTCTCGTTGACGCGGGTGACTGTATTAGTGTCGGCTCCGCCCAAGCACCAGCTTCTCCTGTGGAGACTCAATTGGAGAAATCTCTGGTTCATGGTAAAGTTCAGAAGCCGATAACTAAGCCTGCTCACCTACGACCAGTTTTGATCGAAGGTGAAGGACTCGTTGACCCCATGCTTAAAGGAATTAAGAAAATCATGGGTCCGCAGTGTTACGTTGACAAGAACTTGCTAGAAGCTGCTGCCAATGATGTCTTCCAGGGTTTAGGACCGCCTCCAAGCGGTAAAGGAATCATCCACACCTACGAGGAAGCCATTGTTGGTGTGGAGGGAGATCCATTGAAACGACCGATAAATCGAACAACGTCGCCTGGTTACCCTTACAACTTGAACAATAAAGCTAAAGGGAAGACTGCTTGGCTAGGTTGTGGTGAGGAATATATCACTGATAATCCTGAGCTGCGTGCTGATGTCAAGGAACTTCTGGACGCCGCTAAGGAAGGCATTCGTGGTAATGCCATTTCCATCGCCACTCTCAAAGACGAAAAGCGACCATTAGCGAAAGTGGATGCTTGCAAGACGCGAGTTTTTGAAGCGTGCCCCCAACATCTAGTCATTGCCATGCGACAATATTTCCTTGACTTTGCAGCCCATGTTATGAAGAACAGAATCAAAAATGGAATCGCTGTGGGCATTAACCCATACTCTCTAGAATGGACCAAATTAGCCCACCACCTGCAGTCAAAGGGCAACTATATGATTGCGGGTGATTTTTCCAATTTTGACGGCTCACTCATAATGCAGGTGTTAGTAAAGATCGTTGAGAAGATAAACCAATGGTATGGTGACGATGACGAAGCGCAGCTCATCCGTAGTGCTCTGTGGGAGCACATCTGCAATGCTGACATTCTCGTGCGAGGTGAAGTCATCCGAAAGACACATTCTCAACCGTCGGGTAACCCCTTGACAGTGATCATCAATTCCCTTTTCAATGGGATTGTGATGCGAATCGCATACATGATGATGAAACAGAAAAGGGGTTTGCCTGCTACGTGTGATTACAGAAAATATGTCGCCGAGATCATATATGGTGATGACGACATAAAGTCTGTGAGCGCTGAGATTGTCGGATGGTTTAATCAAGTTGAATTGACCGAAGCACTTGCGGAAATAGGTCTCACATATACAGATGAAACCAAGACTGGTCAAATCCTTCCCTTCAAACCGTTGGAGGATGTGGCTTTCTTGAAACGCAAATTCGTCATGCAATCTGATGGGACATTCTTTGCACCCATGGATTTGCCAAATATATTGGAAATTACAAATTGGATTCGTGGGAAAGCCCACCGTACTGCTACGCTCGAAAATTGCGAGCAGGCAATTTCAGAACTCTCCCTCCATCAGCAGGAAGTATACGAACATTGGAGTGCACGTATACGTGAGGAACTCGCAAAGGTTAAGATCAATATTCAAATCCCGACCTATTTCGAGCAGATGGAGGAACTCAAATCTAAGAGAGATCTCTATGAAAGATTAGAGTATGTTCCTTTGTGGTAAACTCCATGGCCTTGCCCAGAAGTGTGATCTTGTATTGAAAAGTAAACGGGATATTTTCAATAACACTGCTGCTTCTTTGCCACCTAAAGAGTGTTGCTGTGCTCTGGTGATACAGCTCCCGCCTTCAGGAAGAATAGTCATCTACTCCTGTCGTAATACATGACTGCTACAAACAACAGCTCAGATGGTAATAGTGCGTATGACCATGATCAAAACACGCACGTGGATTCGACCCGAGGAAATCTCCTCACTGATGTACAGATGAGTGTTGAAGAAGTCCCTATGCCTTCAACCACCACTCAATTGGCCTTGAATGATACTACACAGCATGAAATTAGAACCATTTTAGAGCGTCCTGTGAATCTGGGGACTTTCGACTGGAAATCAGAAAGTCAAACTATCCCCATTCAATTGAAACCTTCCGATTATGACGCTGATACTGCTACTTATATTCATAAGCTAAATTTTCCTCAAGATATTTTTACTAATTCGCCTATAGTTGTTCAAAAATTGAAGAATTATCAATATTTTAAAGCTGATATAGAAATTGAGATAAAAATCAATGCCCAACCATTTTTGCAGGGTGCATTGATGCTTGTATATAGTCCATATCACGAACAAACTGGTGATTTTAGACGTAAGGGAACGCGGTTTCTAGCTTCGCAAACTTCTTGCCCATACAAAATTGTTAGTATTGAGGAAGGAAATTCGCTCAAGATGACATGTCCATATGCCAACATTTATGACATGTTTGACTTGTCGAACTCCAATAATCAATTTGGTACTGCTTTTGTTTATGTTCTTTCTCCGCTTTTAGGTGCTACTAGTAATGAATCTGCTAAGTATACTATATTTGCTCGCTTTGTAAATCCGCAATTTATGGTGCCTACTCAGAAGGATGTAATATCAGAGATCCATGATTCTCATTCTATCAAACATCTGGCTGCGAAGGGTTACACAATTTCTAAGCGATATGCTCAGTCTTCAAAAGTACCACACGCATCACGTGACACTGGAGAAACCACCACCACTGGTCCCGTGTCTAAAGTTGCAACTGGTGTCTCGATGATTTCCGACGTTCTCTCGAATATTCCTATTATTGGTGGTTTTGCCTCGTCCGTCTCGTGGGTTTCGCGAGCGGTTGCAAGGACAGCTGCCTCCCTAGGATGGTCAAAACCAACGTCCATCGTACCCCAGACCAAATCTGTTATTAAGCCTAACACTACTCTTATTCATACCGAAGGAAATGATGATGCTACAACACTTGCGCTTTTGCAAGACAATGGCATCGACGGCTCTTCCTTCATTCCTGAAACCAAAGATGAAATGAACTTTAACTACATATTTGGTAGACCAAATTTCTTCCACTCTAAGGCCGTTTCGGCTACTGAGTTTACTGGACGTAAGAAAATTACAGCGTGGGAAGTTTCACCTTTCTCACAATATCAATATGGCAACTCAGAAGATCCAAAAACCCTTTATTTAGGCAGTTTCGCATACACTAGTATGTTGGCCACATTGTGGCGTGGAACAATAAATTATGATATTATGTTGGTGAAAACACCTTTCCATCAAGGACGTTTTGCAGTTGTTTTCTTGCCAGAAACGAATTTAGCAGACGTTCCAGAAGAATTGGGTCAGTTATTGAACACAAATTATAATGTCGTGTGTAACATTAAAGATCGGCAAGACGAACTCGGACGCACCACTTTCCGTGTTTCCGTTCCATTCATCTCCAATACCCCATGGCGTGAAACTTATGCCACTACCACTGATAATGATAATAATGCTACACGTGAACCCAACGCAAAGACATTGGATACGAAAACCGGCTGTTTGGCCATTTATTCATTGGTTGACCTTTCTCATCCACCCACAGTTGCTGATTCCGTTACTTTCTTTATTGCTCATAGTGGTGGCGATGATTATCAAGTTGCTCGGCCTGTTATGAATCTTTCTCCAGGATTCCAATCGCGGACCACGCGATCAGCTAAAGCATTAACAGCGCCGGAGGAGGAGGAAGTAGTTCCCCGACGATATGCTCAAAGTGACAAAGGTGCAATTTTTGTTCCAGAAGATGAAAATCTATTAGTTCAATCATCCAACACCTCTGATGTCACTGCGCAAACAACAGGCGAATACTTCCAATCACTACGAGCTTTTATGAAACGTTTTGGTTATCTTACTCACTTGGCTCAAAGTACATACTTTGTAGGCTTGCGTACCCGTCATATGAGCGAAGATCCAAAATCTGGTCTCCGTGTCATGTCAATGAAAAATTTCACAGATTATGCTTTACCAACACCTTGGTATATGTCTTCATTTTTGTTTAGATTCTACAATGGTTCTTCGCAAACTAAAATTGTTCCATATACAGCAGGATTGGTTGCTGAAGCTTTTGTTACTTTTGATGAAGATAAGCATGATCAGACTATCACTCCAGTGCGGCGTTCGTACGGTCAGCCAATCTTCCGGCAACTGCAACAAATGTCCAACGCATTTGAGGTGAGAACACCATTCTATCGTGCCATACGATGTGATGTCGTTAACTCAACTCAACGCCCAGTTCTTGGCGATGTTCGCACAAATCTGCGCTGTCGAAATTTAGTAGACACAGAAAGAGCAGTTTTTGCTGGAAACTCTCCATTGTACGAAGCTGCTGGAGATGATTTCAATTTCTTCTTTTTAGTTGGCCCTCCACCTATGTGTGACACGTCCAATGTCGCAACACCAACTTTGATTCCATCAGGCGCGCCTGTGGAGGTGGACTCTACACATGTCACTACAACGCAAGTTTATGCAACATATGTATCTGTACATCCTTTCATTTTCACTCCTGAAATTGTCCCTGGTTCCATCACCCACAAA